ATTGGAAAAAGGCAGCAACACGGGTCTACCAGTTCAATGCCCGTTCAACGTCTAAACGCCTTGCAACTATTCGGACCCTACAGGTGGCAGAGAAGTACAAGGATTTCGATGAGTTCTTCTTTGTCTACCAGAATGACTTTAGGTTCAGAAAATACGTTACCAGCGCGTTTCTCAATCCTCAGGGGGCTGACCCTTCCAAAGCTCTCCTACAGTTCTCTAAGGGCCGTAGGTTGGGCGAGAGGGGTGCTTTCTGGTTAGCAGTACAGGGAGCCAACACTTATGGTGAGGATAAGATTACCCTGCAACAGCGATACGATTGGGTGAAGGAGAATAGTCCTTGGATCATCAAGTGTGCTGAAGACCCTATGGTCTACAAGGAGTGGTGTGATGCTGACAAGCCTTGGCAGTTCCTTGCCTTCTGTTTTGAGTGGCAGGGGCAAAGTATTTTGGGCGAAAATTTTGAGAGCAAACTACCAATCGCTTTAGACGGGTGTAACAACGGTATCCAGCACTTGAGCGCATTGGCTAGGGATTATCGCGGCGGTGAGGCTACTAATCTTCTGCCCAGCGCATTACCCAACGACATCTACCAAGAGGTAGCTGATGCCTGTGTCGCAGAGCTAGAGAAACGCGATGACCCTATGGCTACCAAGTGGCTAGAGTTTGGGGTCACCAGAAAGTGCTGTAAGCGTCCAGTAATGGTGGTGCCTTATGGTGGTAGGCTCTTTAGCTGCCGTGGGTACATCGAAGAGTACATCCACGATGTCTTAGAGGATGGTTCACCTGATCTCTTTGATGGCAAGCACTTTGAAGCAAGCAATTACCTAGCCCGTATTCTATGGGATGCGATCAGCGAGGTGGTTGTGTCAGCCCGTGTTGTTATGGATTGGGTACAGAAAGTATCTAGCACTGTAACAAAGCAGGGATTTCCCTTGGCATGGCAGACACCAACAGGGGCCTACGTCAGTCAGAACTACGAGGCCTTTAATACCAAGAGGGTAACCACGCACATCGATGGTGTGCTTATCAAGCCCTCAGTCAGAGAAACAATAGAAGGAAAGTTAGATCGGAGAAGATCAGTTAACGGCTCTAGTCCTAATTTTATTCACAGTCTGGATGCATCTGCGATGACAAAAACCATCAACCTGTGCAGACAGAGAGGACTAACCGACTTCTGTATGATCCACGATAGTTATGCGGTTCATGCGGGTGAGTTATCAAACGGGGAGAATTGTACTGATGTATTATTTGCATCACTACGCGAAGCCTTTGTTGATATGTATGTAAACAATAACCCTCTAAGTGACTTGCGAGAAAGTGTCTTAGAGATCGTAGACAAAGTACCAGAGCCACCATCGATGGGGACCTTGGATATCACTAAGGTTACTGAGAGTGAGTTCTTCTTTTCTTAGTTTTCAACTCCTTCCACTTGTGGAAGTAATAATGGACACTATTGTCCCTACAAAACTTGGAAAGGTTTAAAATGAATATCGAAGCAGTAGCTGCATTGATGATCAGGCGGGGGCAACAAGTGCCTGTTGATATGATCATTAAGCTACAGGAAATGGGTCACAATTTTGATGCGTTTGAAAAGAAGCACGTCAAGCATGACCGCTATACCAACAACCTAAACGATGAAACTACGAAGGATAATTAATGGCTATAACTACACCTAAAGGCACAGCAATGTGGGCAAAGCTTTTCACACCTGATTTCAAATTCAGTGATGTTGGAGAGTACAGTGTAGCACTCACGATTGGTGCTGATAATGCCGCTGATATTGTGTCTAAGATTGACGCTCAGTTGGATTACTCTTTGCAAAAAGCACAGAAAGAAAACCCCACAAAAAAGGGTTCGATCAAACCAGCATCACCACCTTACAAAGAAGTCTTTGATGAGCAGGGTAATGCCACTGGTGAGTTTGAGTTTAAATTTAAACAGAAGGCAGTAGTCCAGACCAAGAACGGTCCACTTAAAAAGAAACCAGCCGTAGTAGATGCCAAAGGTAAACCCATTCGGGAACCCATCGAAGTCGGTAATGGCTCAGTGATGAAGGTAGCGTTTGATATGTACCCTTACTACACCGCGATGGCGGGAGCAGGGGTATCGTTGAAACTAACGGCAGCGCAACTCATCGATGTCAAAGGTAGTTTTAAGTTCGACGTTGAGGATGGCTATGAGTTTTCCGAGAGTGACGTGAAACAACCAGATGAAGACTTCAACAACGAAGAGGAAGCCCCCCGTCAAGCCGACGATCTTGGGGACTTCTGAAGATACTAAATTTCGATCAGGATTAGAACGCAATATCGCCCGTGACTTAGACAAAATGTGTAGCGACTACACCTATGAACAAGAGCGGATACCATACTTTGTCGAGCGCAAGTATATTGCTGACTTCATTCTACCCAACGGCATCATCATAGAAGCCAAGGGCTGGTTCAAATCTGCTGACCAGCGGAAGATGAGAAACCTCAAGGATCAACATCCAGACCGTGAATTTCGGTTCGTATTTCAGAGGCTTAATTCCAAAGTTCAAGGTAGCACAATGACTTGCGCCCAATGGTGCGAGAAATACGGCTTCCTGTATGCAGAAACTTTTGTCCCAAAGGAGTGGGTAAACGAATGAGAAAGATTAACCTGATTGTCATACACTGTTCAGCCACCAAAGCTGATCAAGAATGTAACGCAGACATCATTGACAAGTGGCACCGCAAACGGGGCTGGCGAAAGATTGGATATCATTACGTCATCACCCGCGATGGAACCCTTGAGACAGGGCGTGAGCTTCACGAAGTAGGCGCACATGTCAAAGGCAAGAACAAGCATAGCATAGGAATTTCTATGTGCGGTGGTCTTGATGCCAATGGTGATCCTGAGTGTAACTATACAAAGGAGCAATGGAAGCAGTTGGAAACTTTGGTCAGTCAGCTACAGGCTGATTACCCAGAGGCTGATGTGGATGGGCATAATAGTTTTGCCGCAAAAGCATGTCCCTGTTTCAACGTAAAAGAATGGTTGAAGAACGAGAAGAAAGCTCTTTCGTAGCGCATCAACCTTGTCCCAAATGTACATCAAGAGATGGGTTCGCCCTTTACGATGACGGGCATGGTTACTGCTTTGTGTGTCACCATTATCAACACGGTGACGGTACTGAAATTATCCAAAAACGTGAGGTTAAAATGGCAACTACACAGCTAGTTGAGCGGGACAGCTATGTCCCTTTGAACAGACGTAGACTTAGCGAAGAGACTTGTAAGAAGTGGGACTACCACCTCTCTGAGTTCAACGGCAAGAAGTGCCATGTCGCTAATTACAAGGACGCACAAGGACAGACCGTGGCGCAGAAGCTGCGGTTCGCTAACAAAGACTTTCTTTTCATAGGAGATACTAAGTCAGCCACCCTCTATGGACAGCACCTGTGGCCCGATGGGGGCAAGATGGTTACTGTGGTAGAGGGTGAGCTTGATGCTTTATCTCTTCAGCAAACTATGAAGAGTTGGCCCGTTGTCTCAATCCCCAATGGGGCAGCGGGTGCAAAGAAATCAGTGCAGAAAAATTTGGAGTGGCTTAACAAATTCCAAAAAGTGAATTTCTGTTTTGACAGTGACGATGCTGGTAGAAAAGCAGCCAAAGAATGTGCTTCCCTGCTACCACCATCCAAGAGCCGTATAGTTAATCTACCCTTGAAGGATGCCAACGAGATGTTGGTAGAGAACAGGACAGATGAACTGATCAGGGCGGTTTGGGATGCCAAGGAGAATAGACCTGACGGTATCCTCAATGGCTCTGACCTATGGGAAGAGATCAACCTAGCGAATGATGCTGAGAGTTGGAGCTACCCATACCACGGCCTCAACGATAAGACCCAAGGCTTACGCAAGGGTGAGATCGTTACCGTTACTGCTGGTTCTGGGATCGGCAAGAGCCAACTGTGTCGTGAGTTCTCACACCACCTGTTAACTCAGGGTGAGACCATAGGCATCGTAGCATTAGAGGAGAGCATCAAGAGAAGCGCATTAGGCCTGATGGCTATAGCAGCTAACAAGCCCCTTCACCTCAACGTCGAGGTCACACCAGAGGAGAAGCTAGAGGCATTTGAGAGTACCCTCGGTACAGGTCGCGTGTTCCTATACGATCATTGGGGGTCCACAGAGGCTGACAATCTTTTGGATAAGATACGTTACCTAGCAAACGGCTGTGGCTGTGGCTTCATCATACTTGATCACATCTCAATCGTTGTTTCCTCAGGTATGGAAGGTGGCGATGAGCGTAAGCTGATTGACAAGTTGATGACCCTGCTACGGGGGCTGTGCGAGGAGCTAAAGATTGGTCTTATCTTGGTCAGTCACCTCAAGCGTCCAGACGGCAAGGGACATGAGGAAGGTAATGTCACAAGTTTGAGCCAGCTAAGAGGCAGCGCAGCAATAGGCCAGTTATCAGATATGGTCATAGGCTGTGAACGAAACCAACAAGATGCTGAGAACAGCAACATCACTACCGTCAGAATATTGAAGAATAGATGGACGGGAGAGACAGGCATAGCAACACACCTTGAGTACGACAAACATACAGGACGTATGAACGAGGTAACTATGCCTAGTGATGAAACCTTCGACACCAGAGAGGACTTTTAATGTTTGTTTACATAGTGATCTTGATCCACATGGGGGGCTACAAAGTACACGCTCCCAACGTGGTGTTCACGACTGAGAAGCACTGTGAGGTGTACAGGGAGATGGATTACAAGAGGCTGTATAACACCGCACCTGATCCCTACGCCGAGATCGTATCCATGTGTATAAAATTACCAGAGAAGGCTTAGTACATGAGCAATAAGGTTAGATTAGATATAGAACTAGAAGTTCTGTTTGGTGACGAGGGCGTAGAAATCTACCCTTACATCGATGGTAGTAACGATAGCGAGGATGCAATTAACTTTACTTGGGAGGCCCTATATTCAGAAACTGTTAAGTCAGCATTTGACTGTGGCAGTATCGCTGACACCGCTGACAAGCTAGAGGAAATGGCAGATCGATTACGTCAGTATATTCTTGACAATTAAAGCATCCACTTATGCAATAAGTTACTCCTGAGAGAGGACTAAACTATGAGACTTGTGTTCGATATAGAGACCGATGGTCTTGATCCTTCTGTAATCCACTGCATCGTAGCCAAGGACGTAGACACTAAGGCTGTCTACAGGTTCTATTGGGGTATGATCCCTGATGGTGCCAAGCTACTATCGATGGCTGAAGAACTAATAGGCCATAACATTGTGGCATATGATATGGTGGTGATGCGTAAGTTTTTCCCTGACTTATTCGGGGAAAGTTTACAGTGTAAACTCACTGACACCTTGGTCTTGTCTAGGCTCCTTTGGCCTGACAGACGAGAGAAAGACTTTAAGCTTCACAGAGAAGGCCGCTTGATCCCAAAGCTCATTGGCTCCCATAGCCTAAAGGCTTGGGGCCAGAGGTTAGGTGACCTTAAAGATAGCTTTGGTGAAAGCACCGATTGGTCAGAGTTTAGCGAGGAGATGTTAGACTACTGCGAACAGGATGTGGAACTTAACTACCGCCTGTATCAACTATGCTTGAAGCAGGAGTGTAGTCAGGATGCTATAGACCTTGAGCATGACATACATTCCATCTGCCTAAAGCAGACTGACAATGGATTTCCTTTGGATGAAGATAAAGCTGTCCAGCTTTACTCCCGTCTAAGCACACGAAGACAGGATATCTACAATGAGTTAGTCGATAGCTTTGGTCAGTGGTGGGAAGGTGTAGGGGTAATCACACCCAAGCGAGACCTTAGATACAAAGATG